TGGTTTCACTGTATCATTAGATGAAACTCAAGATAGTTATATTACAAAAATATTAGGAAAGAGTCCAAAAATTATTGATGGATTACCTCAGTTTTATGTTGAGAAAATTTATCCTCACTTCGTGAGAGAAGCTTCTGCAGATGGAACAATCACTGGATTAAAAACAAAGCTTGTTTACACAACTGATGCTTCTTATACAGATTATCAAGATGGTTACACAAATGCTGTAACTCCTTGGGTTGTTAGTAGAGTTGTAGGAAATCAAGTAAAAGATTTATTCAGAATTCAAACTATTTCTGATGGAGATGCTTCTAATAGAGAAATAAAAATCTCTGTTGCAAATATGGATTTAGTAAATTATACTTTCGATATCATCGTAAGAAGCTTTACAGATACAGATGCAACAGCTACTTCTCTTGAGAGATGGGCAAATCTTTCTTTCGACCCAACAAGTTCAACTTATATTGGAAAAGTAATCGGTACGACTGATGAGTCTTATCCAAGAAAGTCAATGTTTATAACTGTTGACCTTGCTGAAAATATTCCAGTAAAATCTTTACCTGCTGGATTTAGAGGTTATGAATTGAGAAGCCCAGCGCCTTTAAGTGGTGCGTCTGCTCCTGCAATTTATTATAAAACAACTTACTTATCTGGAGACTCTAAATTTAAAACATACTTAGGACTTTCTGAATTAGCTTATACAGCTTTAACTCAATCTCAAGTATCTGTTTTCAATTCAGTTAAAACTTTAGAATCAGATTTATTTGTTTATGATGGAGGAATAGCAAGTGGTCACACGACTACAAAAGGTTTCCACATGGAAAACACAGCAGATTCAAATCAATTCGTGAGTGGTGATAAAAACAGTTTAACTGCTTACACAAATGCAGCACAAACATTAATTGATAGAACTCTTCTTAAGTTTACACTTGTACCTTATGGTGGATTTGATGGATGGGATAAATACAGACAGTACGATAACGTTGCTGATGAATTTACAGATGCTTATCAATCTAATGTAAACCAATTCAAATTAGGTATTGATACAATGGCTAAGCCAGAAGAAGTAGATATTAATTTATTTGCAACACCTGGAATTGATTTCTCAAATAACGTAGAGACAATAAAATATGCTCTTGAAATGATTGAAAATAGAGCTGATTCACTTTACTTAATGGATTCACCTAGATTAACTGTAGGAACTCAAAAAGGAGACCCAGCTGATTTAATATCTATCTTACAAGGTACTGGAATTGATACAAACTATGCAGCTACATACTGGCCATGGATTCAGATTGAAGATAACACAAGTGGATTATTTACTTATCAGTCACCTACTTTAATGGTAGTTAGAGCAATTGCTTTCACTGATAACGTAGCTGCTCCTTGGTTCGCTCCAGCTGGTCTTAACAGAGGTCTTGCAGGTGCAGGAATCATCAGAGCTGATATCAAACTTGATACAAATGATAGAGATACATTATATCAAGGAAGAATCAATCCAATCGCTACATTCGTTCAACAAGGAATTTCTATCTGGGGTCAAAAGACTTTACAGAACAGACAATCTGCTCTTGACAGAATTAATGTTAGAAGATTATTACTTCAAGTAAGAAGATTAATTGCAGCTGCATCATTGACTTTAGTGTTCGAACAAAACGACCAAACATTAAGAGACCAATTCCTTGCAAAAGTAGAACCAATCTTATTACAAATCCAAAACCAAAGAGGTTTAACAGCCTTCAAAGTTATCATGGATGATAGTAACAATACAGCAGAAACAATTGATAGAAATATCTTAGTTGGTAAGATTCAATTAAAGCCAACTAGAACTGCAGAATTCATCGACTTAACGTTCCAAGTCCTTCCGACAGGTGCGAGATTCGAAGATTTTTAAACTTAGAAAAACTATATTAAAAAGAGGATACCAAAAAGTATCCTCTTTTTTTATGTATTTATAAATAAAAATGACAGAAGCGCCTTTGGCAACTTATAGCCCAAAAAGAACTTATCTTGTAAATACAGGAGGGACAAATAATTATTTAGTTCGTGGAAATGAACCATTAAATAATGATGGTTCATTTGCTTATGACAAAATTAATGAAAAATTAAAAACACTAATTAATGATTTTGATTTAAAAAAATACAATCTCATTACGATATCTTTAATTGATAATAATCCAGAAAGCGAAAGAGGCGATTTGAAATGTGAATTTTTGGCATATGGAGTGGATAATATTGAATTTAACACACTTTTCCCATTTCCTAGTACTTGGCCACCAGTTTATAGGGGAGTGGACGTTAAAAAGCAATATGGTACAAAAATAAATGGAAATAAAGGCTCTATAGTTTGGTATCCAGTACAAGGGTGTTCTGATATGAATAATTGCGAGATTGTCGAATCCCCCCAATTTAATTTCTCTGGATTAGTAGATTATATAAATTCAATCATGACCAATCAAACAGATGTTGTAATTTATTATCATTGTGAGCATGGCCACGATAGGACAAGTGCTTTGACAGGTGCTTATATGTTAAAGTATATGAATAGGACTCTTGATGAAGTGATAAATAACAGGCCGCCACTTGGAGCAAAGGCATTTACACATGACTGGGAATCGAATTATGAGCAGTTGGTAAAATATTATTATAGCACATTAAAAAAATAATAGTATTTTTATTGTCAAAAAAGCCTTAGTACTCAATTTTTTTACACACTTATAGTTTTTAAAATCTATTTATATGTAAATAGATTTTGTAATAATGTCAGGCCAATATTTTAATCCCTTAAAAAGAATATTTCTTAATTTATCAGGTGGTACCGTCACTGGGGATACTGTATTTACACAAGGTGTAACTGGTCAAACAATTTCTGCAGATGATACATTTTTTTCTGGTGGCACCAATTTAGAAGATATAATAATAAATATTGCACAGTCATTTGCGACTGGGGCCACTATTAATGCACCATACTTACCGCTATCTGGAGGTACTGGTGGACAATATTATTTTACAGGAAATACAACAGGACAAACGATATTTATAGAGAATAATTTTGAGCCAACAATTGATAATAACTCAGATATAGGCTCAACAATAAAGAGATTTAGAAATTTAAATACAGTAAATGGAATTGCTGTTAATTTTACAGCAGAAACAAGAGTAACAACTCCAGAGATACTACTTGGAAGTACAATTGTAAATGAAGGAAATATTATACTTTCTGGATATACACTAGAGGGAGGAAATTGGTAAATTTTAAAAAATAAAACTATTTATAAACAAATAAAAAAAACAGATTATGGCAGATATTAGACCAGTAACAATAACATTAAGAGACAGACAAACCACAGGAGGTTCGATACCTTCTGATGCAGTGTTTGGAGAGCCATTTGTAAATCTATTTAATGGCGTACTTAGATTTTCTGGCGTAACTGGAGGAGATTACGAAACAACACCTCAGGCTGGAGTTTTTGAAGTAGGTTCTACTTTGTATAACCAATATATTTCAAATCGTTTAAACATCAATAATAATTTTATCATCAGTGGTGATACTGGATTTATTTCTACTTATGGAGGAATAACAGGTGCTGGATTGAATGGTAAATTCTTATCAGGTACATCAGCGGGATTTGTTCTTGGAAATATTTCTGACATACAAGGTACAACAACTAGAGTTCAACCAGGAACCAATACGACAACTGGTGGTACACCAGATTTGCCAACAGTAAATGTTGTAGACTCACCTTCTTTTAATAATATCACCTATTCAGGAACATCAACTGGAGGAAATTCAATTGCAACAAATGTATCAGCTTCAACTTTTTATTCAGCTGGAACTGACCTTTATAATATATTTTTAACTTCTGGAGATTTATCTGGAACGTCAGTTTCTGCAGGCGCTAATATAGCAGTTCAACAAACTGGAAATAACTATGAAGTTTCTACAGTAGACTCTCCTTCATTTAACAATATCACTTATTCAGGAACATCAACTGGAGGAAATTCAATTGCAACAAACGTATCAGCTACGACTTTCTATTCAGCTGGAACAGATGTTGAAACAATAATTAACAATATTGTAAGTGCATCTGGACCACACACATTAGTTCAACCAGGAACGAATATAACAACTGGTGGAACATCAGCGTTACCAACAGTTAATTTAGTTGATTCTCCTTCTGTAAATAACATTACTTACTCAGGAACATCAACTGGAGGAAATTCAATCGCAACAAACGTATCAGCTACAACTTTTTATTCAGCATCTACAAATCTTGAAACAATAATTAATAATATTGTAAGCGCATCTGGACCGCACACATTAGTTCAACCAGGAACGAATACAACAACTGGTGGAACATCAGCATTACCAACAGTTAATTTGGTTGATTCTCCTTCAGTTAATGGCTTAACAGTTTCTGGAACTGGTAACTTCACTGGAACCTTACAGTCAGGAGGAACAGACCTTTATAATATATTTGCACAACCAAGTGATGTTGTAAATAGTATAACAGCAGGTTCAAACATATCTGTTGGAGGTACTGCAATTAATCCAATAATTAATGTTGTTAGCTCTCCAGCATTTAATGGAATTTCATTCTCTGGAACTGGGACTGGAAATATACTTAATGCTCAAATTTTAACTGCAACAGCAATTACAGACAGTAATTTAACTTCAGGACAAGCTGTGTATGCAAGTACTGGGGGTTTGTTAAAAACAAATTCTGGATTTACATATGATGAAACAGCGGGTATTTTATATGCAAAAAATATTGAAATAGGCTCCCCTTCAATGAGTGGTACGGCAACAATTTGGGGCGATGTTACTATAATGGGAGATGCAATTAGCGCATTTACCTCTCAATTATATATTGAAGATAATAATGTTATATTAAACTACAACCCTACCGCAAGCACAACTTCAACATCTCTAGGTGCTGGTTGGACAATTCAAGATGGCGATGGTATTGCTGCTGGAGATGTATTTATGGATATTAGAGGAACCGCTACTGGTGTTGCCAATAGAAGTTTTACTACAAACCTTGAAAACATTAGAGTTGGAGAAACAGGAACTGTATCTTCACCAAATGGAAATTTCCTTCTTAAGACCACAGATATACTTGATGGAGGTTCATATTAAAAAAATAAACTATAAAAGAAAAGCTCAGAGAAATCTGAGCTTTTTTATTTTAGAAAGGATTTACATCTTTCCCAATTTCGACTGAAATATTTCCTATTTGCGGAATTGACATTCGGGCACCACTAGAAAAAAGAAGCTGGAACTCTCCATAAAAAATGCCATCATCATTTGTATCTTCTGGGTCCCAGTTATATGCGATGGTTCCACCACTATAAGATACAACTTGGGCTGTTTTAGCCATTATCTTCATATCACCACAATCATTGGTCATAGTGAATGTACAACCTGTTACACCGCTTAAATTAAAAGGAATTCTAGCCCCAAGACAAGTTCTATCAATAACAACAACTTCAAGAGATGGTAGTGTATCATTTCTCTTAATAAAAAATTTGTTTTTTAAAGATTTTGTATAGTTTTGACTTGGCATTTTTCTTTGTATATAAATATTTTAATATTTTCCTAAAATTTCTATTTCTATAGGACCATTCAGATATTCAATTTCAATTTGATTGGTAATATTATTTACATTTAATCTAAATCTTGTACTAATTTTTTTTGTTGGAGAAACATCAGTATAGTTTACAAACCAAACAAGGTCATAAGTAACATCTGATGAATATAATGTCGGTACTAAATCAGAAAAATAAACACCCGTACTTTCTTGAGAGATAGGTAATGATGTTTCTATTAGTGATGGAGATTCAGTTGCTCCTGTGCTAGCAACATAAGTGTTGGCACTAAGCATGTATGGGTCTAATAGAACATAGTTTTGGTCGATAGTTGCACCAGTTTTTACTATGCCTACACAATAGAATTTTTTATATAATCTTATTTGGCCCATTTTGTTGATATAAAAAATCCTTGGGGTATTTGTACATTAATACAATACCCCAAGGATGTAGTTTATGTAATATTAAAAATTACGCAGCTAAGATACATCTGTCTGGCTGAAGAGTAATTGTAACCTCAGCAAGGTCATCTGCACTATAGTCAAAATCACCGAAAGCAGCATTGGTAACCATACATCCGATAAGAGTCCATTTTTCAACTTCTACACCAGTTGGGTCAAGAGCTTTAAGAACAAGATTTTTCTTGTATCCTACTGCATATCCCATTCTACCTGTAGCTGATTCAAAATGAAGTCTAACCCACTCCATAATCTTTTGAGTAGTAGAGGGTCCGATTACGTCAATGAATTTTACTTCAATGGTTCCCCATTTAGAACGGCCAGCAACCCATGTGCTAGTATTCATATATGGAATCTCAGTTGAACCAATTTCTAAAGTTGGTTTACCTGAAGTTTGAACTAAAAATGACTCAATTCCAAGTTCTGTTGGGAACTCAAGTACGAATCTATTTTTTCTTTTTGGTTCCTGTTCAATTGGAACTGGTCTAAACATATCTGCCATAGTGGTGTAGTTTTATTATTGTTTAATTGATTTCTTTTCTTTTTAAATAAATACGTAGAAAAAAAAATTATTAATCCTATTATTATAGAAAAATAAATATTAGGCCTATTTATAAACAGAGTTTAAATAACCTAAGTTTTGGCCTATATAGGCTTAATTTTAAGAAATTATATAATTTCACATGGCAGACAATAGACCAGTACGTATTATTACGAAACAAACGGCTGTTCCAGGTAGGATTCCCACTGGTACAACTGGAAATGAGTCAAATTTCATCAAACAGGGTGAATTAGCTCAAAATACTGTAGATAGAAAGTTGTTTGGATATGATGGAACTAATATATTCGAATATGGCTCAAACACATTTGTAGGATTAACAGGTGGCACCATTACAGGGGATACTGGAGTTATTGGAGCATTATCAGCTGAAACCTTCATATCAGGTTCGACAAATTTATATGATATATTTCAGGTAGTTGGAACCGATACTCCACATACTCAGGTGCAACCTGGTTCAAATATAACAACTGGTGGAACATCAGTATTGCCTATTATAAGTACGGTTGCATCTCCATCGTTTAACTCAATAACATCTTCAGGCGCTAGTTCTTTTGTAACATTAAGCGCCACAACTTTTGTATCTGGAAGCACAGACTTATATTCAATATTTCAACCTCAATCTGGAGTTTTAAAACAAAAAAATGGTTCTGTATCTGGGTCTACATTTGCTGGAAATCCTAAAAAAGCAACGGTTACATTTGCTACAGCATTTGCAGATAACAATTACGCTGTTACTATAACAGGAACAGCTAGTAGAACATGGAGTATAGAGTCGAAAACATCATCTGGGTTTACAATAAACGCAAATGCAAATTTAGCATTTGCATCAGATGAGGTTTTTTGGATGGCAGCACAAATTGGAGAGAGCAATTAATAATTAACAAATATTTATAATAAGATATGGGCTTACAAGTAAATAATTTAGTAGTAGAGAATACGTTATCAGCATCAACGTTGTCAGCTACGACTTTATTTGTTGGAACAAATAGCGTGGCAGGAGATGGCTCTAGTTTCAATTCATTGTCATCAACAACATTGAGTGGTGGAACAATTTATTCAGGCGGCACCGACCTTTATAATATATTTTTAACTACTAATGACGGAAATGATATCA